AACAATACTTGCGCGACATGATGGCAAAACATAAGAACAAACTTGTATACGATGCATCTACAGGAGATGTAAAAGACGATCGCAAGTTTATGACGATGCTTGAGGACTACTGGTTACCAAGACGTGAGGGTGGTCGTTCAACAGAGATCACTACACTTCCTGCAGGTCAGAACTTAGGTGAGTTGGATGATGTACAGTATTTCCGTCGAAAGTTATACGAAGCATTAAATGTACCAACTGCTAGATTAGAGTCTGATGCATCATTTAACTTAGGTCGTGCTTCTGAGATAACTCGTGATGAGTTAAAGTTTTCTAAGTTTATAACAAGACTAAGACTTAGATTTACTGATCTGTTCAACATTATGCTTGAGAAACAGTTACTCTTGAAGGGTGTTGTTACAAAAGCAGAATGGAAAGAAATACGTGGTCAGATTCATTACGACTTCCAAGAAGATAATCACTTCACAGAATTAAAAACTGCTGAGATAATGCGAGAGCGTTTAGGATTGTTGAGTGAGATTGATGCTTATGTTGGTAAATACTACTCAGTTGAGTGGGTTCGTAAAAACGTTCTACAACAAAGCGAAGAAGAAATTGAGGAAGTCGATCTTCAAATAGAATCAGAGAAAGAAACTGGTGAGGGTGAAGATGATGATTCAGAACTTAACTTTGAGCAGACATTGCCCCCAGTAAAACTAGATCCACTTCAGGAGGAACTGACTACATTTATGAAATCTATGAACGAAGATAAGTGATTTAGGGGCAAATAATGTCTATGGAAGGTAATAAATCGTTCTCGCTTGCAGTTGCTTATGTAGAGAAGCGACTGAAAGAAGTAAAAGAAGAGCAAGAAAAACTACAAACACATCTTGAAGAAATATCTGCATCTCAATTGACCGAATCAGTCAAGGGAGATACAGGTGCGCAAGGCGATCAAGGTATTCGTGGTGAGAGAGGCGAGCGAGGATCGATTGGCCCAATAGGTTCACAGGGTGAACAAGGTATACAAGGCGAACGAGGATTACTCGGTGAACAGGGCATCCAAGGAGAAACTGGTTCACAGGGCGAACAGGGAATTCAAGGTGAGCAAGGTGTTCAAGGAGAAATTGGACCAAAGGGAGATAAAGGTGACAAGGGCGATCTTGGTGATAAAGGCGATAAAGGGGATACTGGCGAACAAGGAATAAAGGGCGACAAGGGCGACAAGGGAGAAACTGGAGACAAAGGTGAACAAGGCATCCAAGGTATACAAGGCGAACAAGGTTTGCAAGGTGTACAAGGCGAAAGGGGTGCAGACGGCAAAGATGGCGTTGACGGCAAAGATGGCATAAACGGTAAAGACGGTGTTGGCGGAAAAGACGGAAAAACTGGTGTCGCTGGACCAAAAGGTAAAGACGGTAAAGACGGAAAAGATGGTAAAGACGGCAAGGACGGTAAAGATGCTGATATTGCCCCAGCTAGTAGTAAACTTAAAAAAGAATTTGACGATTACAAACGCATAGTCAATCAACAGATGTCTACCATCGGTGGCGGTGGTGCTGTTAACATCAAAGATATGGATGATGTTGCATCAACAGCATTTGTAGATGGAAAAGCATTAATCTATCAATCAAGCACAGGTAAGTTTATTGGCGGTGAATCTGGTGGTGGCGGTGGCGGTGGTTATGAGTTTACTGGTGGATTTGAAAACAGAGGTGCAGCAGTAACTTATACTTCGGCAATGGCATCTTCTGATACTTGGTATCGTTTTGGATTTGATAGTGCAAAACAAATAACACACGACGCACCATATTGGGCAGATGGTTCAGATAGCAACGAAGCACCCCATACAGGTACAACAGATTATCGAGGTGTAGGTACTTTTTCTGGTGCTTATATGCCAGCTGATGTCACTAAAATGTTCGACTTCACAGAAAATGGAACATATCAACAAGCAACATCGTTAAGTGGACTGACAGTTAGTAATGGTATTGTGGGGTCATATCACTTTAATCAATATGTTGTTGGTGATTTTGCAAATATTCGTGTTGACTTTTATGCTACTCCATCAGTTAGCAATACAACTTTAGAAGCTGCATTGATTTGGAGTACAAGAGATTCAAGTAATAATATCACTTTCACTTTCCCTTTAACAATTACACCCATACACTTTGGTGATAATACAGCAGGTAAAACGTTTCTAAATAGACCAGTGTTTACTGCTTATTTTGCTTCAGCGGAAGATATTAATGCTAGAGCTTTGTTTGCGATTAAGGCAGACGCTCAAATAGATATACAACCATATACAACATTGAGTACCGTGATAGGAAGATAATGACAATCAAAGTAAAAAGAAACGTTGACGGTAATTGTATAGTTTTTGAGGGTTCTAAAAATCCTACATTTTTCAATACTTGTTTGTCAACTGAAGCAAATGCTACCGAGGCAAATAATATCAATGTCATCAATGATATTAAAACAGGTGCAGGGTCAGCCAAAGAGTATGAATTTTTTAACATACCTTTTACAGAATTTAGAGATTCTGCTAACGCTAGTTTCGCAACGGCAGCAGCGGCTAGAGCATATATTAATGAACAAGCAAATGTTACTGGATCAACAGGTAAAACACTATTAAGCGCAACAGATACTTTAGATTTCTCACTTAACAATAGTGGAACATCTATCTTATTAGATAATGGTGACAGTTTTGGTGTTAATTCAATTACTGCTGTAGCTAATTCAGATAATCATATTGATATTAAAACTCATGCAAACAATATCATTCTATTTAAAAACTTACGATTAGCACGTGCTTCAATAGATGGAACAACTGTTACACAAACATTAGCGACTGCTGTTACGGAACTGAACAATTTGTTTGCTGGAGTAAGTATTGTTCATACTACAAATGACTTCTTTCACTATGACGATAACTCTCAACTAACTGGTAGAGAGTTCAACTCAGCGAAGGGTCCAGCATATTGGGGTCAATCACTCAAAGCAGGTGAAGAGATGTTCTTCCCTAACAATGTGAGTGGTGTGTTACTCGTAGGCAAATTTGGTGGGGCAACAAGTGTCGTTGGACAAACGGCAGCGGCAACATCTAACTGGGATAGAAGAATTGCTTTAGATGGTCAATCAGATGTTTCAGCAGATGGAAACCAAAGGTACAGCAGTACAGCGTTTCAAATTGGTAGAGAGATGGATGGTAGTGGTTCTAATAATTTTGCCATGAGATATGATAGTACGACAAACAAATTACAGTTTATCGACTTCTCACACAACCATGAGATGTTAATTGGTCAGGCAACTTCGGCAGAAGATGGCAATCCCATAACAATGTTCTTTCAGGCTATGTCTGATGCTGACACATTTACAGGTAATGTAACTTTACCAGCAATCACACATAGAAAAGTAGATTTGATACTACACGCTGAACACACGGCAGGCGATGTAACAGACGATAATTATACAAACGGTGTCGTAGAGGATGCTGTGTTTAGTATGAACAAACCACTTAGCAAAGGTGAGAAATTAAAATTTACACCACAAACCAATCACGGAGCTCAGGCAATATTATTTGATTACACAGGAAGTTCTGGTAGTGGTACAGGTCAAACAGGTGTAGAAAGTAGAACAAATGCTGGACTTATATTTGCGGCACATGATGACAGTAACGCTGGTAATGTAACTTCATCAACAGGTTTTACAATCAATCAATATTCAAGTAGATATGATGCGAGTTCAAGAACATCAAATCAAGTGGGTAGAGAAATGTCTATACGATATCATACAGACAATAAAATTGATTTGTATGATGAGGCAGCAGAAGAAATAATATTTACAAAAGATAGTAATGCTGATGGCAACCCTATTACATTATTTTTAGCAGGTCTTGCTGATGATAGTGGTAGTGATAAAGTATTGCATCTAAAAGGGTTGAACATGGAACCTGTTGGCACAGATATGAGTGCTAGATGTGCAAGTAATGCCTTTACATTAGGAACTTCATCTAATATTGGTATCAATTCAGACCCTAACCAAACTAAGAATAGATTTTATTCAGACACAGATAACAGGTCAAGTGGTGTTGATAAATTAAACGACCAACATGATAGAGTAGAATTTGGTGCGAAACTACGACCAGGAATGGAATCATCATTTACTGGTCCACCAAGTTTTTTAGTTACTAGTACCGACAAACCTAGAGGTAATCAAGTTGGAGTATCAACAGGTTCTAGTGTTTCTGGTTCTGATTGGTCAACAAGATATGCATTTCAAAATGGTGGCGCATTGATTTCCACCGAACTTATCGGAGCTTCAATCACATCAAGCAGTTTGGCAGCTAACACTGCGAATGATGATATGAGATTACGATATGAACATGGTACAAACTTATTGCACCTTGATATGATAGATAGTGGTGTAAGAAAAAGAGTGGCAACAGGTAGCGTTTCTTTGGGTGGTAGTGAGGTGCTTATCACAAACGGTGGTGATGAGGCTAAAATATTAGGTTTAGGAACACCATACTTCTATGGCATGGAATATGCCCATACCGCAACAGCAAAACCACAAGAATATCGTGGTTTAAATAATCATTTCTTAGATTGGCCGTCACAAAATACACAAATAGAAGAAGACACAGTATTAAGACACATTGACGGTATTCTTCCTGGATATAAGATAAAATGGCAGATACCAACCGAAACTGGTAATTCTATTGATTTTTTCTTCGGAGATTGGAAAACAAGTAATGCCTCTACTGGTGTTTCTAATCCACATTCAGACAAAGACAAATGGAATTTTGGTTTTGAATTTCAACACGTGAACGAAAAAATAATCACAAGTAATTTACACAATATGGTGTTTAATAAGAAACATCCATATTATAATGATGGAGCACCAAATGCTGTCGGTTCAAGCGCTACATATTGGCAAAGACCAAATAATCAAAACGCAAAAACAAATGTTTCATGGAGATACCATTCTGATAATACATTAGATTTATTTGATGAAGATCTTAATCAAGTTATATTGAATTATACAGGTACATTAGATGGCAGTGCCTTTAAGTTTGCTTGGTCTCTTGATGCGGCTCTAACAAACTCTAATCATCCAGGATATATAACAGACGATGACCCTGTGGTTGCAGCGATTACAACAGCAGATGGTGATTTACCAAACGGCACAATTAATAATTTGTTACGAGGTAAAGATTACGCAAGCAATAATAAATCTTGGTATGTGGCATATGGTAGTGCTCATGGTACACGAAAACCAACACCATATAGCGATAGAACCGTGCATCCAGTCTATTGGGGAGAAGCATTAAAACACAGACACGAAATGACTTTCAACTTCCCTGCTGCTGGGCAGACTAACAATAGTAACTTTGCCCTACAAATTTGGAAAGGTGCTGAAGACGCGAATACTGGTATATCATCAATGGATATTGCTAATGTAGAAACAGCGTTCGGTATTCACAATGTTGGTCTGGAACTAGATACCACACATGGCACAGATTTAAGCGGTGATGTGGCACTAACAGATGGTGAAGAATTAGTATTACGATTTAGTAATGATGGTAAATTGCGACTGTTAAGACCAAGTACAGGTTATGGTATTTTGGCAACATCGAACACAAGTTTCTCAGGTAACAATTGTCTCTATATTCATTCATCTTGTGACGCAAATGCTTCTGACGGTAATACAACAGCACCAACTCTCACACAACGAGGAGACTTTTGGAAGTTGGTTGGATATGATTCTTCTAATGCTGATTCTGGTTATGATGAAGACGATTGGCGTGATAATAGTGTATCAAGTGACGTATTCTATCAAACAGTAAGACCATTAAAATTGGGTCAAAAATATACTGGCATATCATTACCCGTAGACGGAGTTAATCATATGTACGGTATTGGGTTTGGTGGATACACGGGCGACACGTCTTTCACATCATCACTTTCTCAGTTTATGCAAAACATTGGAACAGGTGGTGATGGCACAACATTCAGATGGCACACAAATGAAAGTTTTAACAACTCAGAAAACCTTGATTATAACACAAGTAATAGCCTGTATAATAGTAGCGATGCTAGATGGGATCCAGGTGCAGGCGGTGCTTTAAGTGCAGTTATAGACATAGAATTTAGATATATCACATCATCAAAGAAAGTTGAAATTTGGGATGCCACAAATAACGAAAAAATAGGCACATCAACAAATGTTATGGAAGCAAATGGTGGAGATATACATTTAGTTATTGGTTCTATACAAAATGATTTAGACGCCACATTAATGCGTTATAATATAGAAAATAACTAAAATTTAGTAAGAAATGTATAAATATAAATAAACATATTAAGGAGTAAATTATGAGCGATTATAACATGAAAGACGCCATCAAGATGGCAGCAGACGGTAATGCATCTGATTTTAAGGATGCTGTTGGATCGATGCTCATGAACAAAATACAAGATGCAGTAGGAATGAAGAAAGCAGAAGTTGCTGCATCATTTATGTCTGAACCAGAGGTCGAACCTGAAGTTGAGGTTGAGGCGCAATCAGAGGACGAAGAAGATGTCAATTAAAACATTCAAAGAATTTGTTACAGAAGATTCACCTGCTAGCGATTACGTTGCACCTGAGCAGTTAAAGGGTGACGATGAAGCGAAAGAACTTAAGCCGCAATCAAAAGGTGAACAAGACTTTGTAAAACAACATAAGATTGAAGTTACAAAGCATCCTGTTGCTGGTGAACATATGTTCAACGGATCAAGAGAAGAGGTTCTAAAATGAAATCCTTCGCTGAGTTTATGACTGAAAGTAAAGCACAACGTGCTCTTGCTACATACGCTAAGAAAAGTGGCGGTATCGATAAGGACGATATGCTTGCAGTTGCAGACTTCATGAAAAGCAACCCCGATCCAAAAGATCTTGCTATGATGATTCGAGCGATGGATTCAGATCCTCGTGATGGTGTTCTTCAAATAATAAAAAAGAATGATAAGAAGTTATTCGATACTCTTGTCAAGAACATGAGGTAACAAAATGGCAATTAAACCATTAGCAAATACCGTAGCGACCAACTCTGCAACCAATGTATTTTTAGCGACTGCTGTTCACCTATCAAATGATGGGACTGCTAGAACAGTTGTTATTGCTAACACTGCTGCTCCAAATGCTGCAGGCGAACATGGTAATTATGCAGGCAGTCAAGTATCAATAAGACTTCCAATAAACGGAACGGCCATAATAAGAAAAAGACCAAAGGATACGATAACAGGAGCAGCTGGTTGCTTTGCTACTAAAATTGCGGAGGGGTCATAATGAAACTAATTACAGAGATTACCGAAGAAGTAAATCTTCTCAAAGAAGCAAAAGAAGATGGTGGGAAGAACTACTTCATCGAAGGCGTTTTCATGCAAGGTAATATCAAAAACCGCAATGGACGTGTTTATCCAACTGAAGTATTAGATAAAGAAGTTGGACGTTATAATAAAGAATATGTAGAAAAGAATCGTGCTTATGGAGAGTTGGGACATCCAACTGGTCCAACAATCAATCTTGAGCGTGTCTCTCATCTTATTACCAAACTAGAACGTGACGGTGATAACTATAAGGGACGTGCTAAGATTATGACAGAAACGCCATACGGTGCGATTGTCAAGTCACTTATGGACGAGGGTGCTACACTTGGTGTATCTTCTCGTGGTATGGGTTCATTGAAACAAGGTAAAGGTGGTGTTGCACAAGTGCAAAATGATTTTTATCTAGCAACCGCTGCAGATATCGTCGCAGATCCTTCCGCTCCTAATGCTTTTGTAGAAGGTATTATGGAAGGTGCTGAGTGGGTATTTAATGCTGGACGCAATGAGTGGCAAATGATCGAAGCAGAACAAATTCGCAACAATGTAAAGAAGATGAGTGCTAAAGAAGTTGAAGCAAACAAAATGCGGATCTTTGAAGAGTTCTTAGAGACTTTACAACGCTAAAAGTTCTATTTTTATAAATAATAAACATGAGATAACTTCACGAAGGAGCAATCCAGATGTCTGATAAAGAAATCAAGCAAGACGAGGTTTTAGACCTCGACCAAGAAGTAGAATCTCAGGTTGACGAAGCAAAGGCATCTTTTGGTGTTGACGCTGAAGTTCCTGAACCTACTGGTAAGGAAGCAACTCCTCCTGGTGATAAACCAGAAGCTGGTGATAAGAAAAAGAAACTCACCAAGGTTGCTGCAATTCAAAAAATCACCCAAGAAGTTAAGGGCATGAAGAAAGAGCAGTTTGAAAAAGTCTACGAAGCAATGCTTGCCGCACTTGAGGGCAAAGAAGTTGTTGCTGAAGATAAAGACGAAGAAACTACTGCAGTTTCTGTGCGCGAACTTCGACAAATTAAAGCAGGCGATGTAAACGTTGCTGAAGATGTTGCTGCAATGTTTAGTGGTGAGGATCTCTCTGAAGAGTTCACTACTAAAGCATCTACAATCTTTGAAGCAGCAGTTGTTTCTAAAGTCAACGAGTTACTAGAAACAGTTACTGTTGATCTTGAAGCAGAGATGGAAGTTGCTAAAGAAGAAATCGCTGAAGATATGGCAGGTAAACTAGATTCATATCTAGAGTACGTTGCTGAAGAGTGGATGAAGGATAACGAACTTGCAGTTGAGCAAGGTATTCGTGCTGAAATCCAAGAAAACTTTATGAAAGGTCTAAAAGACTTATTCGTTGAGAACTACATCGAAGTTCCTGAAGAGAAAGTCGATCTTGTAGACGAACTTGCTGGTAAGATTGAAGAACTAGAGCAATCAGTCAACGAAGAAATGCAGAAGTCTATTGACCTAAGCAAAGATCTAACAGAAGCAAAGGTTGAGATTATTCTCGGCAAAGTTTCTGCTGGTCTAACAGAATCTCAAGCAATCAAACTTGCTTCTCTCGCAGAGGGTGTTGAGTTTGAAAACGAAGAGTCTTATGTTGAAAAACTAGAGACACTAAAGAGCAACTACTTCAAGTCTGACGAAGTTGTCACTGAAGAAACTGCTATTGATGATGAACCGCTAGAGATTGATGAGGATGCTGAAACCAAAATTGATCCAGGAATGTCTGCTTACATGAGTGCCATTTCACAGAGCATCAAAAAATAAATTTATATAAATAATAAAACATTAGGATAGATAAACCCCGTAAAGGAGACTAACAATGTATCAAAATGATGAATTAATCAAGAAGTGGCAGCCAGTTCTTGAGCATCCTGATCTCGAAAAAATCGCTGATGCTCATAAACGTGCTACTGTAGCAACTTTGCTAGAAAACCAAGAGGTATCTGCTCGTGAGCAGGCTCAAGGTTCTGGTGGATATAACTCACCTTCGCTATTGGGCGAGGCTGCACCTGCTAACGCAATGGGCGCATCTTCTTCTTCAGCAGCGGCAGGTAATGTAGACATTTACGACCCAGTACTGATTTCATTAGTACGTCGTTCGATGCCTAACCTTATCGCTTATGATATTTGTGGCGTACAACCAATGACTGGTCCAACAGGATTGATCTTTGCAATGCGTTCACGTTACACAAGTCAGACAGGCACAGAAGCAATGTTTAATGAGGCAGATGTATCTTTCTCAGGTAACACTTTTGCTGCTAACGCATCTGCTACTGGTGCTCAGGCAGGTACTGATCCAAGTGATCGTTCTGCTTCTTCTACTGGTGGTGCATATAACGTTCACTCAGGAATGACAACTGCTGAGGCAGAAAAACTTGGTTCTTCAGGTTCACCTGCTTTCGCGCAAATGGCATTCTCAATTGAAAAAGTTGCTGTTACTGCTGTTTCTCGTGCTCTTAAAGCTGAGTACACAATGGAACTTGCACAAGACTTAAAAGCAGTACATGGTCTTGACGCTGAGACAGAACTTAGCAATATTCTTTCTGCTGAGATTCTTTCTGAAATCAACCGTGAGGTTGTTCGTACTATCAACTACTCTGCAGTTGCTGGTGCTACTGTTAACACTACCACTTCTGGTACTTTCGATCTTGACACAGACTCTAATGGTCGTTGGTCAGTTGAGAAGTTCAAAGGTCTTATGTTCCAAATCGAACGTGATGCTAACGAACTTGCTAAGGCAACAAGACGTGGTAAGGGTAATGTTCTAATCTGTTCTTCTGATGTTGCTTCTGCTCTTCAGATGTCAGGTGTTTTAGATTACACTCCTGCTCTTAACAACAACTTACAAGTTGATGACACAGGTAACACATTCGCTGGTGTGATGAATGGTAGAATTAAGGTTTACATCGATCCATATTTCTCAGATGCAACCAATAACTACTACACACTCGGATACAAAGGTTCTTCTGCTTTTGACTCTGGTCTGTTCTACTGCCCATACGTTCCTCTCCAAATGGTTCGTGCGGTTGGTGAGAATACCTTCCAACCTAAGATTGGATTTAAGACTCGGTATGGCATGGTAGCAAACCCATTTGCTATTAATGGTCCTGCTGGTGCTGCTGATC